ATTAAAGTAATCATTCGCCTGTGTAGTGCTAGTAGCACCGATGGTCGGCGTAGGCAGATTAGTTGTTACCAATGCCTTAAAGCCAGAGGGGGCTGTGTAGGCAAAGGCACGTTGACCGAAGTTCATTCTCCATATGCCGTTGCTAATGGTTGAAATAGCGGGAAAAAACTCACCACTCAAACTGGAATAAGCCGTTCCTTGGCTCACCCCGTTCTTATAAAAAACAAGGGTGCCAGCATCAAGATCTAGGGCAACGCTAATAATATCGCCGGTTGTGTATAGCGCCCCGTAAACTGCAGTGGTTCCGCTGTTTATTTTGTAACTGTCTGTTGCACTTGAGTAATAACACCAGCCATAAGTATCCACACCAACATAACTTGCAAGAGTTGCTCTTGCTGTTGCAATACCCATCAGGGCTTGACCCCCCGAAGTGCAGGTGCCTTCCCAATACCACTTGCCGCTAGATACGCCCATTGTGGCAAACGTAGTAAACCAACCCGATGCGCTTGTTCCCTCAAGATTTCCATTGGATAGAGTTAAACCACCGTTTTGCAACGGGTTAAGCGTACAGTAATTCCCACGCACTTCACCACCAACACCTGTGTCTGTACCGTATGCCGTAGGTGAATCTACTAGCGAGTCATTGCCAACACCAGCAGTCACCGAGAAGTTGTTAGGTGTCCAGTTGTTACCGTTTCCTGAGTAGTCCTTGCCAAGCGTTGCAGCCGTGGTATTGGAGTTGTCTGAGAAGTTGACGTAAAAGCCGTTAGTCCCGTATGTGCCTGTGTAAGCAAGTGGCTCCCATACGCCTGTTGTGGTACTGGTTCTGCCGAAGGATGAGGGCGTTAGGGCTTGACCATCAATGAAGTTGATTTCGGTTAGGTAGCCGCCAAGGTAGTACGAATTTCCTATTCCAGTTCCCACTTGAACACCAATTGCAGTTGCTAAATTGGCATTGATAAATGTGTCGGTGTTTTGCGTTGGATAAGATGAACTTGCAAATGCTGTTATTTGGCTACCATTGACATAAAGTTTCATCCGATCACTTGATGTTGCTTGAGTTGTGTCAATTGCACAAACCACATGATACCAAGCAGACGGATCACGATATACCGCAGAACTTGTTAGTCCGTTAGAAGTTCCGTTGTTGTAATGCAATAAATCTAGTTGGTCTGAACTACTAAAACCTAGAAAAAATTGTTGATTAGTGCTACCACCACCGGCAAAGTTAATGTTGCCAAAAATGCATTGAGTTGAGGCTAATAAACTACGTTTTACCCACGCAGAAAATGTAAATGTACGGCGATTTGATGTTCCTAAAGTACGATTTAGGTAAGCCGTGTCTGCCGGGTTAAACCGCAGACTGCGACTAATCTGTTGGGTAGGTATCGTGAAAGGCCAGTTACCAGCCGCTTTAGCAATCAGTTGTTGCTCAGTAGTCCAAACGCCAGTAGCAACGCTCGATGTGGGCGCTGTTGGATTAGCGGTGATTACATTACCGACGTAGCCGTGGATTGACATATTAGTCCTTTAATTCGTTCAAAATTCGATTACGAATTTATTTCCTCCCACGAAGCCGTGACCACTAGATCACTAGCCGTACCAGCGGTAGCACCGATGGACTGGTTCTCAAGCAGGTAGAACGATGTCGTCTTATCCGTGATGATTAGCGTGGCATCAGCAGGCACCGAGATGGTTGACGCAATCGGGAACGCCGTACCGCCCAGAGCCGCAGCCGAGTATACGTTAATCGTGATGTCAGCAGCAGATGTTCCGTCTACGTTAGCCGCTACAATCGAGTTGATCTTAAAGACCTTCCCGCTTGATGCAGCGTTGCTGACTAGAGATGTTGCTGAGGTTGTGGTTAATGACGTACTAGACGAGTTGCCGTAAATCGTCGTGACGTTAACAATATTTGGATTTGCCATTACTTACTCCTTAAATAGGGACACTAGAAGCCGAAAATCATTGACATTGCTATGGCTTTACCCGTTGAAATACCCGATGACGGAGTCGTAAACGACAACACACCGGAACCGTTAGTTTGAAGAACCTGTCCATTTGTACCGTCTGCGTTAGGTAGGGTAAAACTTACGTTTGAAGCAACCGCTGCTGGTGCTTGCAGAGCAATATAGTTAGTACCGTTGTCGGTATCCTCATAAAACTCAATTCCACCAGCCACCGCAGAAGTGCCCGTAACCTGAATCCGACCCGTACCATCTGCGGAAAGAATGACGTTACCGTTGGTGTTTGTTGCCGACAGCGTGTTTCCATTGAGTCTTAAGTTATCAACATTGAGCAGTGTGCTGAAGGTATCAACGATCTGGTAGTCCGTGCCGTTAAACACAACCGTGCCAGAGGTGCCAACTGGGAATGTAACGCCGGTCTGACCAGAAGCCTTAATCGTCAGGGTATAGGTTGAGTCAGCATTAACTACCCGATACGCCCGGTTTGAACTGGGAGCCGTGATCGTAGAGGCTGCCGCCAATGAGGAAACATAGAGCGTGGCGTACTGAGCACTTCCGGCAACGATGTTAGTAGCACCGGAGTCGCCCTCTGTTAACGAAAGTGTCAGCGCACCGGCAACGAAGTTAGCGCTTGTTAACGCAGTCCGTCCGGCGATGGCAATATCTAGGTATTGGGTTAGACCGTTATTTGTAACATCTCCCCAAGTGCCAGACTCGGTTCCAGTAACTGGAAGCGGGAGATCCAAAAGGGTCGTGCGGTTAATAGTCATTTTTAATCCTTTATGCGGCTATATCGACCCAACTTGGGGTCTGTGAATCATTAACGGGTACCCAACTTGATGTCTGCGAATCATTGACATTTTGCCAGTTAGCGGTCTGGCTGTCATTAACCGATGTCCAAACCGATATAAATACAGACATAACCTGAGCATTTCCTTGGACGCCCGTTGGGTAGACATTGGCATCCCCGATAAACGCTGTAACTGACCCAACCCGACCAACGGCCTGTAGCCCCGTGGTAGGTACATCGGCATTAGCCTGAGTGGTGACTTGCCCAATCTGACCAGTTCCTTGAACACCCGTAAGGGTAACGCTTGTACTTTGGACAACACTTGCCTGACCGATAAATCCGACTGCCTGAACGCCAGTAACAGTAACAACACCGTCACCTGTAACAGAGACTTGTCCGACAAAGCCTGTGGCTTGGAGTCCAGTAACAAAGACATTAGTTCCTGTGGCAATCGAAACACTACCGATTTGACCAGTCCCGCTAACCCCTGTGAGGGTGACATTGGCTGTGCCTGTGGCTTGCGCTTGCCCGATAAAGCCTGTTGCGCTGACCCCGGTAAGGGTGACACTAGCCCCCGCGCTGGCGGTAACGGAGCCAACAGAACCGCTACCTGAGACCCCCGTGACGCTGGTATTTGCACTACCACTGACTGCGGCTTGCCCAATGAACCCGTTGCCTTGGACTCCCGTGACGGCGACAGAAGCACCGCTGGCTGTTTGGACTTGCCCGATGAATCCCTGTCCTTGAACACCGGTGACTGAGACGTTTGCATCGCCAGAGACAAGTACCTGACCAACTGATCCCGTCCCAGATACGCCGGTAACATTGACATTGACGCTGACTTGCGTTTGGACTGTGACTGACCCAACAGCGCCGGTTGCTTGGACACCGCCGCCAACACCCCAAGCGGTTGTGCCCCAGCCGTCATAGCCCCAGCCACCAAGCGGAACTTCGACGTTGGTTTGGTCAGATCCCCAAGGGGTTTGCCCCCAAGAACCATTTCCCCAGCCGCTAATTGTCGCCACATTTTAGTCCATTTAGGCGATTCTAATGATCGCCCCGGTTGCAGTTGCCGCAGGGAAGATGATGGTAAACGTGCCAGAAGTCGATGTCTTAGCACCACCAAAGTCCAAAATTGCTACTGCGGGATTACCCGTAGCCGTGTCGTTATAGATCATGGCACCAAAAGCGGTAATAGTTGCCGTTGTAAACGAGATGTCAGCAAAGTCGGTAAACGCCGTGGTTCCAGAAGATGTTGGGGTAACTTTGGTCAACGTGCCGCCACCAGCCACATAAGAGCCAGAAGCCGCTACTTCGTTAGTTGTGGTGTAAGCCGTGGTCGCAGCAGTAAATGAGGCGCTGTTGTTATACATAGCCAGTTTAAAGGTCTGACCTGAGCCAGTCGAAAAATTGTGGACACCTCGCAGGATCTGAACCTTGAAAGATGTTGGCATGAAATTACCGGTGAAAGCCATTTAACTTCTCCTTAATAAATGAGCGGCTTTTTCTTCCCCGCCCTGAACACAAACTTGAATACAGGTAGCCCTCTCAGACTGCGCTGCCCTCTTTAAATACTCAAAAATTGTCTTTTCAATCTGTTGCCGAAAATACTTAGCCTGCTCACGGATAGCCGGAGGGGCGGAATCAGCCACACCCAAAATCTTGTCGGCGCATACCTCAGCCAAATCCTCTAGAGGCAAGCCACCAAAGTCGCTGGTTTTAATCATTGGGCTATGGATCTGCCCCATCTTTACTTCAAACATTAAGTCCTCAGCGCTTCTGGAGCACGGTACTCAGGCTCCTGTGGTTCTAAAGAATCTTTGATTTCAGAATACTTTTTGGTCACAAACTTATCGTCTTCGATGCCTACCACCAACGGTTCAGCCAGTCTGTGGTACCCATAGAGTTTACTTGCTATTGGCTCGTTTGTATCTAGCAGGGAAGACCCCTGAGCGATCCCAACCTTGATACCACGTTCCATAGCCTTAGCCAGTAAAAACTCGCAGCAAGCCCGTCCTGCCTCGGCAAAATGGACAACCTTCTTGTAGGAGAAGTCAATCCCGTATAGGTGCATCTCAGCCACTTTTGCTGCAATGCCATATCCAATAGCGTATGCCACCGTGTTATTAAAGTACCCCGTCCCGCAGGCGTTCATTACCTCTTCGAGGGGGAAATCCACTAATCCGGAGCAACGGCTGTCTAACTCACAGGTATAGATTGGACCGGGGTGGCTCTTAAGTACAGACCTCATAATTCCCGTCTGGGTTCCAGCATCCTCAGAATCGAGAAACCGGCTTGCCGGGTCCATCATAAACACCCTGTCGTGGAACACCACGCCTGCCATAGCATTGATAGCCCAGACCTCATCAATCGGCTGGGAATGGGTTTTAGCCAGCACAAACTGATTATGGGACTTGCCCATAGCCACGATGGCGACCTTCTTGCCGGACAGATCAGGGATCATTTAACCGGGTACCTCACCTGACCAGAACGATAAGCGTCCTGACGATCCTTGCCATCGCCCAACTGTTTGAGAAGTAGCATGGCTTCGTTGTAGCGCTCTTTATACATATTGACGACATCAGCATCAGACTTCATAAACGACGCCGCTTCTAGCAGGGAGCCATATAGGAGGACAGACTCAAAGTTATCTCCTAGCCATGACGTACCAGCGGTAACAATCGAAGGCGGGTAATAGAAGTAATGCAACTCAACCGCATAGTTTGAGTTAGGCATCGGCCCAAGGATGAACGTATTGTAGTCAAAGACTGCGTAATATATGGGTAAACCCGTATCTGTCTGGCTTGGATACGCTTCACGAATGAAGTTCACATCCTTGTTCAGAAGGTACAGATAGTCCCCAGAAACAAACGTGCGCCCGTCAGGAAGCGTAGTAGGCGCATTGCAAATCACAGCCAAAGAGAATGTGGAGAGCCAATCTGGGGGTAACGCTAGGTACTTATTGCCGGAAGTTGTAGCCCCAAGCATATTCTTACGAATGGCTGGAATCTGAACCGAGTTATAGATCCGCTCCTCAGCATTTTGAACAAATACTGCTATCTGTTCAGCAGACGTAAGACCGCCTGATCCCACTACCTGTGGGAAGTCATTTTCAGCATATGCCTTAATTGCGGCGGTTAGTTCGGTGTAGTTCATTTAGCCCATCTTTGTGCTATTGCTGTTACCCCGGGTGGTGTTCTTAGTACCACGAGTCCGCATGGTCTGGGTGTTGGGGATATCGTTTGGATACCCGTTCTCACCCATTGTGTCGGTATAGGGCTTCGGTTGCGTGTACTTGCCAACTGGGTCGGCAGTTTCAGCAGGGAAGTAATTAAACTTATCGTTGGCTTGGCTCATATTAGATCCCCGTTTTTCTGACCATTGACATTGGCTTCTTCTGGTTGGCAACTTTTGCCATACCACGGCCTAGTTGTTTCATCTGAAGATTGGTTTTACCACCACGAGCCAACTTCTTTACGTTGGAATCTGGGTGAGCCTTGGCGCCCTTCTTAGCCATGTGTGCCTTTAATGCTGCTTTTATATCCATTTTAAACTCCTTAAGTATTTACTGTTACGGTTCCTATACTACCTTGGGCCTGCAAATTATTGGGTGTTAGCCCATTATCTCTTGAACCACCAACAGGGTTCCACCCCCACTGGATGATCCTACTACCTCCGGATGGCTCACCAAACGCATTTGAAGCCTCTGGGTCTGGTGGGTTAATGTTATCAACTTGTGTGCCTGTTAAGCCTGCCTGAAAATAACTTGTATCTTTCCTTGGGTTCTGCAAAGCCTGCGGGTCATAAACCGGGTACATTCCTAACTGCAACTGCGGCTGATCTGGTTCCCAGCAAGTCGGGCAAACTAGCAAATTGATGTTTTTGGTCTTGATGACCAACTTTTTCAATTCTTTTAACTGATACCGAAATCCGCATCTATCGCACTCCGCTATCGCTTTTTTGCCAGAAGCAAACTTTGGGCCTGACATA